TTATATACATTAGCAGCAACATTTTCTTTGGTTTGTCTCATTGAGTAAGCCAAGCCTTTTGCACGTTTCTGTGCAACAACGCTGTAAAGGTCGTCTTCGACCATTTCTCTAGTTACGATAAAACCGTTAGCGTACACAACATGAGTATATCTAGTGAGAAAACCTTGACGTTCTTCATCATAAGATATTGCCGTTCCTTCAGGTTTAGCTGTAGCTAGCCCGAAGGAGGTAACTCCCATATCTTCTTCATAATTCTTACTTGAATTAAAAGAATCAAATAGGTTACTCCACTCAACTGTGTGTTCATTATAGGATTTACCATACCACGAGTTCACGCCAGGCCATAGGGCTTTCGCAAAAGAACCAGTTGTAATAGTAGCCATTTATAATTTCTCCTTAAATTAAACGCCAGCGATTTGATCTGCCCAAGCGCTTTGATTACACTTGACCAAAAATCGTTGATTAGCAACAGAATCTGAGTTGTCTCCATCGGTTCTATCTACCATTTGAAGAATACGGAATGCCAATCCAGCAGTTGTATTAGCTGTACTTCCGTCTAATTCCATGTTAGATGCACCAGTAGCAGTAGTTCCAGCAGTAAAAGTAAAGTCGGCATTAAGGCCAACATCACTTTGTGTCATAGTAGCATCATCTGATTGACATTCTAATACTAGATTATCAATGTGTGCTACTAATAGTGGAATACTTGTAGATGAAGCGTGATGTAAACGACCAAGATTATCAGGGTCAGGATACCATCCCACTACAACTCCGACGATCAAATCAGTTACCGCTTGTGCGCGGTTAACAGTTCCATATACACCATTAGATTTGGTATATGTGGTTCCTGCGGTATCTTGTATTACAAGATCTCCCATGAAAAGATTGTCACTGTCTGAGAAATATAAACTGGCTGCGCCCATGTAAGGACTTCCGTCTAGGTATCTAACTGGTGTAAAACCAGTAGGTCTGTCGACATTTGCCATAATAATTTACTCCTTATGTTAAAATTAGCGCTTCCTTGTGTAAAAAATCATTATTTACGGCTTAAATCTAAGTTTCCGTAATGACCTTCTTTTTCAGTCTGCGCGTACAATTCTTCTTCTATGGAGTCGATTTTCGCTTGTTTAGCAGCTTGATCTTCTTCATAGTATTTACGGTCAATAGCCATTAGGTAGAGCATCTCACCAGTCGAGTTACCAACTTTACAGACAACGCTTCCCGTTGCTTTTGATCCGTCAACTTTTTTATCTCCCACAGCTAACCCTTTATCAGTTATAAATTGATAACCAGCACTCTGAAACACTTGACATCTGTTTTTAGTATCTAAGACCCACCTAGCAACTAAGTTGTCAGGTACATCTTCAACATTTAAAACCTGTCTGGCCTGTGCCATAGGTATTCGCTTTGGGCGATCTAGATTTTTTTCTATTTTGCTTGTTGTAGTTTTCATTTCTATAATTCTCCTATCTTTTCAAGCTCGGCTACGTATTCATCTATAGAGTCGACAGCTCCAGCATCGACAAACGACTGTCCAATCTGAGCATACATATCCCGCGAACTCGCAGGAAGATCATCCAGTGTTTTTTTCTTCTGTGTCCCATTCGGACCAGGCTTTGTGGTTCGTCTCGTAGATGCAACAGGTGATGCGCTCGGCACTTGTTTTCCGAATTGCTCAGGATAACGAATTTTTATTTCCTTATCCGTATATTCAAGAACATCATCAATTGTAGTGCTAGGATTATTGTTTCTAAACCCAACTGCAATTGAATCAGCATATTGACGCATATCAGAATTAGTACGATACCACGAATTATTATCTATATAGTCTGCTATTTTATCTTGAGTATATTTTTGTTCAGTTTGGCCCTCAACACTTGGAACAGTCATTGTTGGCTGATTTCTGACTCTATCCATCTCAGTATCTATAGTGGCTACTCTTTCAAATTCACCATCTTCCATAGCAGATACTTTTTTGTCTGAAAGTTCTTTTAAAACTTTTTGTCTTTCATCTTCTCTAGTTGCGGCTTGTATATTAGCCATTTTTTCTACCATAGCATTTAGTTTATCTATTTGCTTTCTTTGAGTACCCATAGTTTTAAAATACTCTCCTCTTTCTAAAAAGACTTGCGCATCTCTCCACTGTGTAGGATCTCCATCCCACTCTTTTTGAGGAACCCATCCTTGTCCTCTTGCTGCTTCTTCTATAGGATCCTCAGTAGATGTTTTAATATCAGCAGTTTTTTCAGCCTCAATTACATCACTTTCATCCATTGGAGCAGACACCTCTTCTTTTATTTCAACCTTATCTTGCGATTTAGTTTCGCTAGGTTTAGTCTCATTATCATCATATTGTGCTATAAATTCACTCATTTTCTTTTTACTCCTTGTCTACAATCTTACAAAGCACATCTCCATCGTCTAATATAATAAATTCTTCTTTAGTTTCGGGATCTTGTATTAATTTCCCTCCGTATCTTGAATAAAGAATTTTATCTCCAATCTTTACCCAAGGTGACTTTAAAATAGAATTTTTATTATAATCTACCCAAGCTAAGGGACCGACATCTACAACTATTCCAGTTGACATTGTTGCTTTATACAACTTCTCGTCTACTGCAATAGCAATTTTTATATCTGTTCCTTTTACTTCGTGAGATGTTTCTACTTCGTCTGGCTTAATTAATAATCTATATCCTAAGGCCCTAAGCATCTTTGTAATCCTTTGCTGGTTGATCTATTTTAAGATCTTCCTCTTCTTCTCTAGAAGGAATTCCTTCATCAATTGCTTCTATTACAGCATCTATAAGTTTACATCGTCCAATTATTTCTATGTGACTCATTGCTGTGGTATCTATATTATCTCCACAAAATGCGCCTTTACCAAATAAATCTTGTAACTCTTGTTTTGCTGTCTTTAAATAGTTTACTAACTCTTGAGTGTAAACCATGCCTTTCCAAGCGTATCTATCTCCGCTCATATCTCTTCTCCTCTATTAGGTTAACTAGGTGTACTTTCTTGATCTTTATTAGCTTGCGCTTGTGCTTTTATTTGCTCTTGAACAATTTTTAATTCTTGCAGTTGAACATCCATATCTTTGCCACGAGATTCTAATTCTAATTTAATTTGTTCTACTTCAGCATCGAATTGTAATTTTAATTTTTCTAATTCAATTCTTTCAACTTCAGCTTGTGCTTTTGCCATAGTTAAAGTAGCATTTGCTTCGTCTCTAGCTGCTTGATATTGAACTTTAACTTTTGTAATTTCTTGTTCTGCCTGTGCTATTTGTGTTTCCTGCATTTTAATTTGCTGATCAAAATTAGGCTTCGGTTCAGGCATTTGCATTAATTCTGCTATATTTTCTTGATCTTGTGCCTCAAGTATACGTTTAGTAGCAACTTGAGGATTAACTGATCCTAATTGTAATAATTGCATTAATGATTCAGCCTTAGCTAACTTTTCAGCATTAGATATATTTGTTGGATCACTATTTGGAACAATATCCATTGCTTCATCTTCAAAATCAGCTTTACCAATAACAGCCGTTTGATCTTCTGGTCCAGCAGGATCTAATACTGCAAAATACTTTTCATCTTCAAGATATAACATATTTAATCTATATATCTTTTTAAATTCTCGTTTCATTGAACGATGTATTCTTTTATAAATACTAGAGAATACTTGTAATCCTTGTTTTAATACTTCTGATGTAGTAGACCAAGGTTGATTTTGACCTGGGTTTTCCCCAGTCATTAAATCAGTTACTGAACTAAGTTGTTGTCCACTTTGAATCATCATACCAAGCAATTGAAATAATACAGTTGATGGTTGCTTTGTTGGAAGAGGTACAATACCTTTTCTTAAGTCATCCCCTATTGTATTAACATATCTCCACTCTCCAGGCTTAAGAGGAGAATTACCATTTGGTATTTTAATACCCTTAGCTAAAAATCCTGATTGTAAATTATCTAATGTACCTGAATCAATAAGTTGATTTATTAATGTATTTGCTGCTTCATTGAGTGGTCCTAATAAATTACCAAAACCCATTCCGTATACACCTGAATTAGGATCATTAATAAAAACATAATTAGTAAAATATTCTACGGGTTCTATAGAAATTATTTCACCTTTTTCGTTCATATCTATGCCTGTTTGATCATATCTTGCGGCAACTCTAACAACTTTTTTTGTATCTTTATGTACTGTGATTACATAAGGTTCTTCATATCCATCTTCATCTAAATCCCAAGTACAATGACATTCTAAAAATTCATGAGGAGAATCTTCATCATTACTAGGAGGGGTTATTCCTAAAAGTTCATCTTCAGCCTCTGAATGATCTCCATCATAAGTATTAGATTCTTCTGGCAAATCAACATCCAAAAAATGTCCCATTCTTATTTGTCTTGTAACTTCATTGGGATAATAATATAATTTATGTGTTTTACGGTTTGCATCTTCTAATGAACTTGCATAATAATCTACACATAAATCTTTGGGTAAAACTAATTCGGATACCATTTTAGTTCCATCCCAATATGTCTTTTTAAATACATTTCCAATTATTGGAAGAATTAAACAGGTTCTATCCATCTCATCTTCCCAAGTATCCATTTCTTCTAATAATTGGTAAGACATATAATTACTTACTCGTCTGGCACGAGCAGCTTTAGATCCATCAGGATCATTTCCAATTACTCTAGTTTTTACAACTTTATTATTAGGAATAAGAGATTGATATGCGCGTGCTGCGAATTGTAAAGCTGATATAGTTAATAGTGGATACTTTACATTTGCCGCATCAGGCCAGGGGAAATTTTTATTTGAAGATACTTGAGTAGCTAACTTCATATAATCTTCATATTTATCCATCCATTCTGAACGAGAACTTTCATCCATTTCATACCAATCGTAAACTGATTTACCCATATCTTTGAGGGTATCTTCGTCTATTTGTTCAGCTATATTTACTGAAGTAATTAAAGCTTGTAAATCTGTTTCAGTTGTCATAAATTAATATCCAGTTATTTGTGATCTTCCCATATGTAAAGATCCCATAGTCTCGTTATATTCTTCATCCCAATCAATTTCTTCTTGCTCTTCTTCGGTTGGAGCTGTTATCATTTGATTTAAAACTAATCCTAACCAAGCTATTGAGTCAACTTGGTCATCATACTGTCCTCGATCAAATCTTAAAAGTTCCTGCTCAAAAGATGGAAACCAATCTGATTCCTTATCAAAGTGAACTCCGCCCTGTCTCATTCTACCTTGTATTGCACGAGCTCGAGATAATTTATCTCTGTAAGGAACCATTGGATGTAGATTAATAAATATTCCAGTTTTTAACATTTCATCTTTTAAAAATGGTCCAATAGCTTTTTTAAGTGCTCCTTCTTCAACCACAAATAAATCAGGTTGATATCTTATCTGCACAGCCATCATTTCGTCAATGATTTGTTTCGCATCCATTCGTTGTCTAATAACATCCACAATATGCAAAACACCACTTTGATCTACTCCGCCTACTGTTATAACTGAATAAGATCTTTTATCTTTTTCTGATATAGCAAAATCTATTGATGCATAATAAACTTTAGCTAAATCAAAATCATCTTCTGACATTGGTACAAAATCATTTTTTCTAAAAAATGCATCACCCTCATGTATTGGGTAATTTAAGTATTCTTGAGCATATCCTTCTGATATACCCTGCTTAATAAAATCATTTTTTAATTTACTAAGTCTTTTTTCATCAAATTTTTCAGGCCATAGTATATCTTGAAAATCATCAAAATCAGTATGTGCTCTATATTTAATCGAATGCCAAGCTCTGGTTTTATCTAAAGAATATTCCTTAAGTTTTTCCTTAACTGTATATTTAGCTTCATCTCCAGTTGTCTCAGGCATTAATCTTTCTAATAAACTGTCAAAATGTAATACCGTTCCTACAAGTCTTATCTGACCAGTATCAGATAATGCTGGTATTAACGCACCATAAAACCAATTTCTAAATTTATCTCTACGTTCTTCATTTGATACAGCTTCATCATTTTCCATATCATCACAAATTATAAGATTTGGTCGTTTACCTCGCCATTTAAAACCACGAACTGACCCCGAACCACCTGATGCACCTCTAGCCATTATTCTAACTTGATGATTATCAGCGCCCATCTTAAATCTTATTTCTCTTTCAGCATCTTTATAAATATCGGCTATTTTAAATAACCCTCTTAATTTCTGATTTTCATATAGTTCCATCTTAATATCATTTAAGAATTGAACTGCTTGAAGCTCAGTATCAGATACTAAAACTACAAAATCTGCTTCTCTAAATAAAACTGCTGCTAATGTATACGCGTGAGTTACCGCAGTACTTTTTGCGTGTCCTCTTGGAGCTGCTATAGCAACAAGTGAGTGATCTGAGCAACAATATTCCCAAAGTTCTCTGTGGAACTGAGGAGTAGGTTTTGGATTGTCGTATCTCTCACTTAATAAACTAGTAGCAAAACCGTAAATTAAATCACTAGTTAATTTCATTTATAATAATGGTGAATATAGTAAAGCTGCACATCCCGAGGTTAATAGTAAAAAAGATAAACCTATAAGTATCATACCAATAATAAAAATATTACTTGCTTGTCTACCTTTAAATAATGGTGCTATAAGCATGACCGTAAATATTAAAAATATAATAATATTCTTCATATTAATACCTATTTTTCTTTTGCCCAACACCATAAATTTGATGATAGGGTCTTACAGAAGATTTTTCTTCTTTGCTTGATTCCCACGTAGTATTACTACCGTGACCATAATTAGACCTTCTAGATCTAACTTTGGCTGCGTGAACAGCCTCCCTTTCAGAAACAAAAGTATGTCTTCCTCCAGTTCTTAAAGGTCTTTTTCTATTTTTTGTCTTTTTACTTGTGGCATAATTTCTCCATTTACCATTTACAAATTTAGTTTCAGAAATTTCATGTGCCATATTATACGCTCGCTATAAATACTTCAACAGCTACTTCGTTAGTTAACGGATCAATTAGTATACTTTCTAAATTGTGTAAAGTAGTTACTATAGTTGCATTGGCATCAGATACAGCTACGCCATCGCTTGGTGTTCCCATTATAAAGCTTTTACCAGCCTCAAGTAAAATTGTTGCTGATTCATCTGCAGCAGAATCATCTTCACCAGCATCTACT